GATCCAACACCTCTTGATGATACACCCATAGTTACACCTTGTCTCATCATGTTTGCTGCAACATCTCCTTTTGAAGAAACAATACCTCTTTCATGAAATCCAGGAGTTGTAAGTAATTTAATTTTTCCCATCAATACATTATCTTCCCACCACACATCAGTAATTAGGTGTGCAACTCTATCTAAATCGATAAGAGAAGATTCGGGGTGATTCAATTCTGAAATTGACATACCACGATTAATCATTTCCTTATATTTATCCGCCTCTCTTTTTAAAATTTTTTCAGGATATATTCTACCGTTTCTATTTGGTACTCCATATTTTTGTAGAGTAGCGTAAAATACAAAAGGTTTAGAATGGTCTAACTGACCGTATGATTCTTTAATAACTTGGCTATTTCTATATTCATTTGGGTTAATGATTCCAGCATCCCATTCAACAAGAATACCTTTACCACTATCATTTGGTCCTAATATTTTCATAATGTTTTTTATGATAAATATTATGTTGTTTCAGTTTCTTTTGCTTTTGTCTTACTTAAAATAAAATACTTGCTATTTTTTAGGTCATCATAATATACTGATGATACTATTTTTTTTATTTTTGATCTCAATAATAAAGATTTGAAATCAATTGTTTGGTCATGTATAAATAGGGTAATTTCTAGATTTAAAAAACTTTTTTTATTTTTTTGTATTCCACTTGTTCTCAAATCTAAATCAACAATTTGTTTTCTTTCAAATGTAAATGAATCTACTACTTCTAATAGTGTGTGTTGTATTTGTCTTTTTAAAATTCCTGTTATTCTATTCCAGTTTTGTTCGTCGTTTATTGGTTCTACCCATGTTTGTAATACTACGTAAACTGATTTTAGATCTTTAGAGTCAACCGTTCCGTAGTGGCATTTTGCATCATCAAAAAAATTTAATTTTGATGTTTTTCCTTTCTTCATTATTCATAACTTTGCCGTTTATTTTTATAAAATATAATAAAAAAATTTACAGTTGTCAAAATTTAAAAAAATCCTTATATTTATAATGTAAACCCAAAAAAATTATGATAATAATTGAAGTTAAAAATAACAAATCATTAGAACAAGCGTTAAAAGCATATAAATTTAAAATTTATAAAACTAAGCAAATTCAACAATTACAAGAAAGACAAGAATATAAAAAACCCTCCGTGGAACGAAGGGCTCAAATTAAAAAAGCACAATACAAACAAAAGAATTATACCTCTTCTTGAGTTTCCTCTTTTTTGTTTTCATATTTTTTTCCAAAAATAGCTTCAGTTGAAGTTAAACCTAAGCATCCAAATGCTAAAAGTCCTACAGTCTCAACTAAAATATCTGATGGTTTGATGTCTCCATGTGAAAAAGAATTAGCTATAAGTGTTACGTTCAAAAATATAACACAAATAATACCACCAACCCTTTTTGACGAGATATTACCATTACCATCACCAAACATACTTTTTAAAAATTTCATAGTCCCTCATTCAATTTTCTAAGTTTATATAAATCATAATGACTTATTTTTGTATTCAAAACACTATTAATAGTGTTTTCAATTTTATTATTCAATTCTAAATCAGTTGACTCGTTAAGAGACGGCTTCAGTTTAGAAATTATAGATTCTGTTAATTGTTTAATTTCTTTTTCTAAGTCACTTTTAGAAATATTTTTTATTGATTTAACTTCTTGTAAGTCCTTTTCATCTAAATTCAAATTTCTTTTCAAATTTTGTTCATACATTTTAACCATAGTTTCCAATGGTAAATTAACACTTTCATTTGTTTTCTCAATTTTAGACTCTTTAACTAAATTATTTTTAATTTGTTTTTTACATTCCAAAACTGTTTCTAAATTTTTTATACTATCGTTATAAATTAAAGTGTCTATACTTTTATAATCATTACTTTCGCTAACAACCATTTTATTTAACCAATGACCTAATATATCTAATAAATCTTCGTTTTCTTCGATAAGAACTTTAGAATATTCCACATTTTCATTAATATATTCATCAACTATGTCTTTATCTAAACCTTTATTACTTGATAAATCCTCATATATATAATAAAGTTCACATATGTCTTTATTTTCTAAAACTAATTTATTGAATGCTCCCATAAAAACATCAAACTTATTATTTTTGTAAGATAATATAGATGCCTCTTCTAATTTTGTTTTAATTACACCGAATGTATTCATAAGTTTTTATTTATAAATATATTACTTGTTCAATAAATTATGCAATTTATCATCAATTTCTGATAATGTTACTCTACCTTTAGATAAATCCAAAGAAGTTGGTCCATAATAAAGACTATCTTCCAAAATTAAATTAAGGTCACTTTTCTTAAAACTTTCAGGTGTTACCGCACCTCCGGCTGGTTCAGGTGGTGGGGCACCTCCTCCAGTATCCGCAGGTAATGGAGCACCACCTCCCATATCAGGGGACGCCCCTCCTTCAGATGCCGTACCTGCAGGTTCACCTTCTTTTTTACCATATAATTGATCAATATTATCAAATAACCCTGTTTTGGTTATGACTTCAGCTGTTTTTGCGAGTTCAGCAGATACTGCTCTTTCTATTCTCTGTTGTTGTATGTCTAATCTAATTTCTTCATCTGAGAAACCTAAAATATGTTTTTTAGCCCATGATGCCGACGTAGGTGCAACTGAATTTGCGACTTCCGCTACCGCTTCTTTATAAATTGCAAACTTTTCTTTCCATATTTCAATTGCTAATAATTCACCTTGTTTAGATGGGTTATGTAGACCAATAGTGAAGTTTGTCAACTCATCTTCGAAACCTAATAAAAATAAGTGTATAATTGCTATTTTATTAAGTTCGGCAATCATAGATTTTTGAATTCTATTAATGGTTCTTGCAAATCTAATATCAAGTAAAGATAGATTTTTACCATCCCCAACCGCCTCTTCGAAACCTAAATATGCCTTTGGGATTCTTAATGCTGTCACAAGTTTTTTCTGAATATATTCGATATCCGCAATTTCAGCTAAATTTGTTCCACCAGGTAAAGTTTCAATTGGGTTGGTGGCTGTCGTGTCTCTAACAGGTATGAAATAATCTTGGTCAACCGCCAATTGATTGTATCTCATATCAACATTTCCTGTTTGTGGATCTGCAATTTGGTCTCTTTTAAATTTATTGGCAACTCTTTGTACATACGAATCAACATCCTTATCGTCCATATTACCAACAAAAACTTTGAATACTCTTCTTTCAGGTGCTCTTGATACACGATATATTAACATAGCGTCTTCAGAAAGTAATAATTGTTTCCAAATACGTCTAGCCTTTTCCAACATAGACGTACCATATGGTAACTTTCTATCATCACCTAAAATTCTAAAATGTGCGACTTCCCAAGTGTTGAATTCCATGTTTTTTTCTTTCCACACAAACTTCAATGCGTCATTTTCCATTTCTTGAGAATATTTGTCAGGTTGGAACCTCATACCTTTTTCTAATCTTTCAATTTGTATGTTTGGTAATTGTTGGCACCCGACAACTCCTTTTTCTGGGTCTAATTTAAGATAAACAAAATTATCACCAAACTTACATGTGTTTCTTGTCCACATAGGTAAATTAGTATTAATATCTAACCTATTAACAAATAAATCTACCAATACTTGTTTTATTCTCTTAGATTCCGAATAAACCTTTATAATATAACCATCTTGATCAGGTGTTGTTGATTCCTCGGCATATATATCAAGTGCTGCCGAAATTTCTGGTGTGTACTCCATAGATTCATAATCATAGTACGAAGCCATTCTTGTTGGTTCGTAGTAAACTGCTTGTTGATATAGGTTACTTTCTACTTTTTGCCATTGTTTTCCGATATACATCGTTTGTTGAGCCTCAAGTTTTTCTCTCTCATACTCTTTCTTATCTGTGGTTTTTAGTAGTTGTTGTTTATCGAACTTGAAAACCGGTGATTGTTGGTCCATCGTTGAATTAGGTCCGAAAACACTTCCCAACCTTTGCCAAACTGTATATTTTTGTTCTGCCATAAATTTTTTTATTTTAAAAATAAGATCATTAATGTTTTTTTAAACCCTTCTTGATCCGAATAACCATAAATACTTTTCATAGTCGCTTTTTGTTACTTGCCCTTGACCGTATTGTTGATTTTGACCATTAATTACAGGTACCCCTGGATTAAAATTTGTATATGACCCTGTATAGTTATTACTTTCAACTGACCATGATTCAATCATTGCCTTTGCTTGTTCTGTCGCTTTTTCTAATTTTGAAAAGGATGTCTCTGCAACATATAACGCCATTGCCATTGCCATAATCAAGTCGTCGTGTTGACCCTTTTGATGATCGGGTTTCCCATTTATATAAACAAAAGTATTTAGTTCATTATATAATCTTTGTGACCTAACACCAAAATTATGTCTTAATGCCTCTTCGAACGCGGCCACAATTTGTACCCTTTTTGAGTTGAAGTTTATTCCAGGTATTTTTTCATTTGCCTTAGGATCCCATTTCCACTTGTCAGCAGGATTAACGCCATCAACATATAAGTTTTTATACCCAAGTTCCTGTAGTTTTCTTGAAGTGGCAACACCCATCCCACCGGTTATATCAGTCACAATAAATGCATTATACATTGTTGCCCATTTATATGCAATTTCAGCAACAACATCAGGTGGTACTTTTGCAATGTATTCTAAAACTTGTTCTCTTTCTTCGAAATCAATTATTATAAAAGTCGTGAAATCCTCGCTATCACCACGAGATACATCCATCCCCATAATATACCGATGCCCCGCGATTGGTTCTTTCCATTGCCAAAGAACGCCACCCATGAATTTATTTTCAGGTTCTTTTATATGATTATCTTTTATAGATTTCATTGTTTCAGGAGGTATTACATTATCACCTGACCCTAAAAAATTACATTCAAGTTCTTGTGAAATTTTCCTTCTATC